TTCTCACCACCGCCAAGCTGCGTGGAACCTCGTTCCTTGACGTGGACACCGTCGCTGCCAACGTCGTCGGCTACAACGCCGGCATCTCGATTGACAGCCTCGTCCGCGACGTTCTCGCTGGCGGCACCAACGTCGTCTACGGCGGCGGCGGAGCGACCACCCCGACCTCGCGCACCACGGTTGCCGTCGAGGACGAGATTGAGGCGAACGATGTCCGCAAGGTCACCGCTCAGCTTCGTGGCGCGAACGTCCCCACCTTCAACGGCCTGTACATGGGCTTCATCCACCCTGACGTGTCCTACGACCTCCGGTCGGAGACGGGCGCGGCCGCGTGGCGTGACCCGCATGTGTACGTCGACACCGACATGATCTACAACGGTGAGATCGGCGCCTTCGAGGGTGTCCGTTTCATCGAGACGCCCCGCGCCAAGGTGTTCGAGGACGCCTCGAACGGCTCCGGGTCGGCCGGTGACATCGACGTGTACTGCACGCACATCATGGGCCGTCAGGCTCTCGCCAAGGCTCACTCCATCGTTGACGGCAACGGCCCCGTGCCGAAGATCGTCCGTGGTCCCATCGTGGACACGTTGGAGCGCTTCCAGCCGGTCGGCTGGTACTGGCTCGGTGGCTACGGCCGGTTCCGTGAGGCTTCGCTTCGCCGGATCGAGTCGTCGTCGAGCATCGGCGCCAACAGCTGATTCCAGCTCCCCTAGCGTCAGCCCCCCGTTTCGGCGGGGGGCTTTCGCTTTTCTGGTGTTGTATAATGCTGATACCAGTTCGCCTACCCTGAGGTGTTTTCGATGAGTATTTCTAACTATCTGGAAGATCAGCTTCTGGACACGTTGCGGAACGGGTCGTTTGCTGTGGCGAACGTCTATTTGCAGTTGCATACGGGTGATCCTGGTGAGGATGGTACGTCGAATGCGGCGTCGGAGACTTCTCGTCAGGCTGCGACGTTTGCTGCGGCGTCGGGTGGTTCGATGGCGACTTCGGCTACTGCGGAGTGGACGAGTGTTGCGGCGACTGAGACGTATACGCATTGGTCGTTGTGGGATGCGGCGTCTTCCGGTAACTGCCTGTGGACTGGTGCTTTGTCGGCGTCGGCTGCTGTGGTGGCCGGTGACACGTTCCAGATCACTTCGTTGACGTTGACTTTGGACTGAGTCTGTGGCGACGAATTTTCCTGCGTCGCTTGACTCGCTGACGAATCCGACTTCTTCGGATTCGTTGAATTCGCCTTCTCATTCGGCGCAGCACGCGAATGTGAATGATGCCGTCGAGGCACTTCAGGCGAAGGTTGGTGTTGATGGGTCGGCTGTTACGACCAGTATTGATTATCAGTTGAATACTGGTTATCGGTATCATTCGACTGTCTATTTCACTTCGTCGGGGACGTTCACGAAGGCTTCGTATCCGTGGCTACGGGCGATGAAGGTCACCGTCGTTGGTGGCGGTGGTGGCGGTGGCGGTGTTGCCGCTACCGGTACCGGTCAATCTGCCGAGGCCGGTGGCGGTGCTGGTGGCGGTTACGCGATCAAGTTTATTACCGATATTGCTGGCCTTTCAGCATCAGAAACGGTGACGGTTGGTGCTGGCGGCAGTGGTGGTGCGGCAGGTGCGAATAACGGCACTGACGGTGGTACTACATCAGCGTTCGGTTTGACTGGTGGTCTGGGTTTGGGCGGTGACGGAATGATCGCCATCGGGAGCGGCCGCACGGCGTTTGGCAGAGACAGCAACATTGGTACTGGCGGCGACATTAACGGTCGTGGCGATTTTGGCGGCTCAGGCGTTGTCATAAATGCGGGGGTTGCGGTTTCGCAAACGAACAACGGTGGTGGCACGATCTTGACCGGTACACGCAACAATGCGTTCTCAAATATTCCTGGCACACCTGCCGATGCGAACACGGGTGGCGGCGGTAGCGGAGCCCGAAACAGGCAACAGAACGCTACGGCAAAGAGTGGCGGCGATGGTGCCGCCGGAATCGTGATCGTGGAGTTGTACGCATGAAATACGCACTCGTTGATGCTGACGGTTTGGTTGTGAACGCCATCGTGTGGGATGGCGAAACCGACTACACCCCTGCTGATGGGCTGACGTTGGTCAAGGTTCCTAATGGTGTTGGTGGCGGCCCCGGCTGGACCCATGACGGCACCAACTGGATCGCCCCGCCACCCGTTGAGGATGAGGAGCTTGTCTGATGGCTACGAACTTTCCTGCATCGCTCGACACGCTCACCAACCCGTCGGCTACTGACACGTTGGATTCGCCGCCGCATGATGAGCAGCATGCTGATGCTAATGATGCTATTGAGGCGTTGCAGGCGAAGGTTGGTGTTGACGGGTCTGCGGTGACTTCGAGCTTGGATTATAAGGTTGCGACGTTAGAAACAGACGTAACTGCGTTAGAAACTGGTTACCGTTATGTTCAGACGGTGTATTTCACTTCGTCGGGCACGTTCACGAAGGCTTCGTATCCGTGGCTGAGGGCTGTTCGTGTGAAGTGTCAGGGTGCTGGTGCGGGCGGCGGTAACCGGAACGTCGCCGGTACTTGTTCGCCCGGTGGTGGTGGCGGTGCTATGGCGGAATCGTTCATTACCGATATCGCTGGCCTTGCTTCATCAGAAACCATTACGGTCGGTGCTGGTAGTGCTGGCGTTGCTTCGGGTGTTCAGGGTGATGCGTCCCCTGGTGGAAATTCGTCGTTTGGAGCGCTGGTTATTGGTGTCGGCGGAAGTAACAGTTCAGGGCTTGCTACTTATGGCGGCGCTGGCGGATTGTCGTCGGCGTGTACCGGTGATTTTGCGGTAAGTGGAAACGACGGCGAAACTGCAAGCACTGGCGATGACGGTCCCGGCGGTAACGGCGGCGGCTCGCATTTCGGTGGCGGTGGCCGTGGAGGCCGACGGACCAGCACCGTAGGCGAAAACGGAAGGGATTATGGCGGCGGCGGTGGCGGCGGAACTGGAACCGCCGGTGCTGGTGCTGGTGCTAACGGAATCGTAATCGTGGAGTTGTACGCATGAAATACGCACTAATCAACGCTGACGGTTTGGTTGTGAACGCCATCGTGTGGGACGGCGAGGTTGATTACACGCCTGCTGACGGGCTGACTGTTGTTGCTATCCCTGATGGTGTTGGCGCTGGTCCCGGCTGGACCTATGACGGCACTGATTGGATCGCACCGCCGCCCGTCGAGGATGAGGAAGGTGAAGGCTGATGGCCTCTAATTTTCCTTCATCATTAGACAGCTTTACGAATCCGTCGTCTTCGGATGCGATGGATTCTGTGTCGGTGCCTCATGCTACGCAGCATTCGGATTTGAATGATGCTGTTGAGGCGATTGAAACGGCGTTGTTGGATGGTGCGCCGTTGCATATTGATGATGCGAATGAGCGTGTTGGTGTTGGCAATGTGTCGCCGTCGTACAAGTTGGATGTGACCGGAGACATCAACGCCACAAGCGATATCAAACTGGCCGGAGACTCAATGCCCCGTGGCGTTGTTGGTAGCGACGTTGTTACGTCAACCGTGCCCCTCACCACCTCAAATCAAACAACTCACACCGTGACATTTACTGCTGTGACAGGTCGTAAGTATGTCGCTACGTTTTGCGGTCTGTTTGAAGGCAACAATACTTCCGGAGCCAACTATCTGATTGATATCAAACAAGACGGAACGCGTCTCATGGCCGGACGCTATGAATGCACGACAACGAACATCGACGTTTCTAAAACCGTCATGGTGGAGTTGCCGAGCACTAGCGGGAGCACCACGGTCATTGTCGAAATCGGTCTTACAGCAGGCACAGGCCAACTGGCCGCATCCGCAACAAATCGCAGCACTTTCGTCGTTTTAGATACAGGAACGTGACCATGAAACTTGTTATCGATGACGAAACCGTGAGCGGACCAGCGATCAATCAGGTCCGAAAGTTTCGCAACGCCCAACTGACAGCGTGCGACTGGACGCAAACGCTTGATAGCCCGCTAACCGACGAGCAACGGCAGGCATGGTCCGCGTACCGTCAGGCGTTGCGTGATTTCCCGTCAACGTGGACTTTTGGTCCTACCGCAGAGTTCCCTGATCCGCCGGGAGTCTGACAATGGCACGGCTGTACGAGTCGTCCACCGACTACGAAGAAAACGTAACCTACGCAGGCGACACCCTCGCCTCCGACCGGTACGACTCCGAAGCCGACTACGACCGGATCACCGTCACCTACG